ACCAATCACATTGGAATTTGTTCTCAATTTCAATAGTTTAATCAAAGCTTTTGTTTGATTCATACTGTTGTAATTAAGTTCATAACTTTCTTGGTGTTTGGTTAGTGGATCACACATAACAACCTTGCCAATTTCTTTCCGTGAATAGATGTAGTTTTCAGTATCATGTACTGATTCACTCATAAATTTTGAGGAAAGTCTGTGGCCTTCACCATCAGTCAGGAAAACTGTATTGACATTTTGCAGTCTATATTTCTTTTGAAATTCTGGAACAATATCCATTGCAGCTACTACTGCTTCATTGAGAGGTGTACCAGACATTGCCATCCAATATGGTTGAGTTGCTGGGCGACCACCAATACCTGATAATGAAAACAAAGCACTATAAGCAAAAGTTAATTCACTTGAACTCATACGACTTGAAAGAATATTTGCAAGTCCAAATTTACTCAATACCAAATCACCTCGTTTAGCTGTTTGTCTGAATTCTTTGTCAGTAGCAGGATGTTCGATGAATGAATACACTTCAAATGGAATATTTACTTTCTTACAGAACATAGTCAAGTTAACCAACTGCTTCATTGTGTTTGCAATATGGTCAACCATAGAACCAGACCAATCTAAAAACATAACAAGTCCGTGTGATTTACCACCAGGAACAACTGTTACCTTTTTGAAAATATCTTCACTGAATTGGTATGAAAAGATTTTAGCCATATTCAAATCACCAGTCTTTGAAATGTTTGCACGTTTCAACTGGTCAGCATTCTTACGCAATTCAAATTCTTTAACCAAATATGAAACAACTTTTTCAGATTCACGGCGATATTTCAAATATTGTTTTGTATTTGTATCAAAGCCATCTTTCTTGTATCGTTGATACAGGTCTTTATAACCTAGAATAAAATCAGTATCAACTTTTGGAATGTTAACATAGTAATACTCACTACCAGATTTATCGTAAATCTTTTTTTCATTACGATGTAGTGCTTCATTGGTTTCAGAATTTAAATATTCTTCAACGGATCTCTCAACCATTTTATTAATGACTTTCTCCATTTCAGGAGTCATTTCTGGTTGTTTAGATTTATCTTTCTTTTCACTAGATGGTTTTTCATTTGGTTGTGTTTCATCGGTAGAATTATCTTCTTCTTCGCCAGACCCATCAGGACGGTTTGAACCTTCAGGTTGTATATCTTCTGTTTCACCATCACCATCACTATTTTTATTATCAGATGATTGTTCAGGTTCAGTTTCTGATTCATCGCCTGGTTGACCAAGAACCTTCTGGACAATTTCTTGACGAATATCATCTTCAACTTCCAACTTCATAAACTCAATGATTCGTTTGGTAACTTCAATCACTTCTTCATAAGTTTCAGTTGATTCAACAGCATCCAATAATTCACGTTCTTCTTCGGTGAATTTAATAGTTAATGATGCGCCAACTTTACAATGTAAATTGATACGGTCAATTAAATTATACTCATCAAGGTTTTTGCCTTTGGTTTCAAAGAAATTATCTTCAATCATTTCACCATAGGCTTTGACGAATGGGTGTTTGAGACCAGGATACTTGTATTTGATTTTGCGTTCAATCCGAGAATCTTCAACCACATTCAAAACACTCATATTAATTTTATTTTCTTTGGCTTTTATCATGCCATCTAGTGGTGTATAGAGAGCGTGACCAACTTCATGTCCTGTAAATAGGTCGTACATATAAGTTGACAATTCTTTTGATAAAATTGGAATAGTCAAAATGCGATTTCTTACATCAAATGATGCGGTCGCTACTTTACGATGTTCGACAATAAGATTCTCTGTTGCCATTAATTTGGCCAACAGTGATTTTGATCCAGATAATTCCATTATTTTTTCTCAGTAATAATCAAAACATTACCAGTTGGTGTTTCTTCAACTGTTAAATTTAATACTGTTCCTTCTATCCAACCTTTTTCTTTAACCAATTCTTCAGGAAATTGTAAAATTACATCTCCCGAACCGTCATCAGCATCAATTAAATGAGTTATCCAAGAATTATTCATAGTACTCTTTCATTTTTCTGTACTGTTCCTGCTCATCTTCATGTATGGAAGCGACAGCCCAGATTTTCATAACGTTTTCCAAGCGTTTATAAGGCTCAAGTGAGTCACAGACCAAGTCTGCTGGTACGATTAGTTCATTAATTTGCGTCATTTTTTGTTCCTAGTTCAGTAATTTGCGACATAATCGCTTTTTTTGCGTCTTTACGGTCATATTTTACGACATTTTTATGTTCTTGTACAGGTTTGATTGGTGTACGACACACAGGACGTTGTAATTTTACAACGAAACTCATTTTTTTACTCATTTTAGCGCCTCATACTTGAAATTTCTACCGCTTCTTCACTGTTAAAAACAGGAACAGCGTTGGATTTGTGCATTGTTGCAATTCCCATCACTTTTGTGCCAGTGTAAACCTTTGGTGCCGCTTTTGTTGCATTACCAAGACCTGTATCAAGTGATGGATAGTGTTTGGTTTCACGGCCAGGTGGTGCTGACAATGAATAACCAGACAACTTATTGTTGGTATGTATGATTTTTGTAGGTTTTTGATGCGAAGCGAGCCATTGCTCATATTGCTCACGCACGGCACGTGGTGCCTTTTTTTGTTTTGACTTTCTAATGTGACCATGTATAATCATAATAAACTCCAACAGAATTACATTTATTATACTACATTCTGCTGAGAAAGTCAAATGTTATGTTGCAGATTTACAACACTATAAAAATTAATAACTTTTTCTATATTTGTTTGTACTGGTTTTATATGATGGCTCTCCATCATAATCTTCATATCTGCGTTTTTTCATTTTACGCATTTCCTCAAGTTCACCTTTACGTTTACGCTTTGGCATAAACTCATAATCTTCGTTGTAGTCGCTTTTGCGAAACTTAGCTACAAATTTTGACACTTTAACTTAACTCCTATTTTAGAACTTCAAACTTAATACCACGGATTTTAGTTTCTGGCATATTATGCATATCTTGGTTTGAAATGTAAGTTATATCAGCCGTTGGATAACATAACTTAACAAGTTTCAATAAATTACACACACTACCATCATCATCATTAAATCTAAACACTTCATCTACACATTTAAGATTTTCGATAATTTCATGGCGGTGTGCATAACTTTGATATGAACCAGCACGACACAATTCCATCCAATTATCTGAATGTATACCAACAATCAACCAATTACCATAGGTTTTACAAACTCTTAGAAAACGTAGTTCTTCGATTGATAGTGGATCAAATTCACCAGCAGTAACAATTACTTTTTCTTTGGTCATGGCAAAAGATTTGGGAAAGCTTCTTTGACAAATTTATAATCAAGACCTTTCACTCCCAAATCTTTTTGGAATATACCTAAAATAACTTCTGCTTCACGTGGTTCGATGGATTCAAGTAATTGTACAAGTAATTCGTTGCGTCTTTTTTCCGTCAAAGACTCAGCTGTTTCATTACCTTCCAGAAACATATACATTCTACGTAGTTGAGCACTCAAACTATCGTATGTAATACCTGGCAACATATCCGTTGGTACTTTATAGTTTTCTGGCAACTCTTTTACTTTCCATTGAAAGTCTGGATGAAAAGTTAATTCCAAAACACGGGTTAGTGTATGTGATAGATTTTGTTGAATCACACCCATCTTGTCTTTTTTAGATTTTGCATTTTCAAAATCGTCAAATACTTCATAAAGATTCTTCATCAAAATTCCTCAATAACATCAATTAAGTTCTTAAGCTTGTTGGCAATAAGATAGTCTAAAATTTTGCCCTTAGATGCAGGCACCGTTTCTTCATAATTATTTATAATTTTTGACTGTATGTCACCTGGAATGTTTCTCAGGTCAATCAATGTTTGGTTACGTGAAAAACCAATTCTTGCTTTCTCATCTTCCCATTCTCCGTAGTTTTTTTCCATCAACTTTTCCAATTTGCCTTTGCTAATTGGTGTTTGACGAATATCACGTACAAAACAATCAGATGCGGATAAGACATTAGGAATGCCATCGCCTTTATCACCACGGATAATTTTTTCTTTCAACTCATCTAGTGGGTTTTGAGACACAATGAACTTCTTCTGTGCAGGATTATATTGTTTCACGGTATAGTTACTTTTACCATTATACATTTGTAATTGCAAGAAGTCACCATCACTGGAAATAATCAGGATGTTTTCATTCATAATGTGACGAGGAACAAGTGTGCCAATAATATCATCGGCTTCTGCGCCTTCAACGTCAATAACTTTATATGGAAAATTTTCTTTGAGTTCAACCTTAAATTTGGCCAACATATCAAAGATGAGGTGCCAGTCTAGGTCAGACTTTTCACGTGATTTTTTACGACCAGCTTTGTAGAAAGGAAAGAACTCCTTGCGCCAGTACTTACGGTTGTCAGAACAGAGTACAACCTCTCCATATTCTTTGCGGAAGTTTCTTAGGTGTGTCCTAATGATGTTTAGAATCATATGACGAATAAGGTCTTCTTCTAACTTCACACCTTTTTGGCCTGCAATTTGCGCCATTAGGCCAGACAATAAAACCTGGTTAAGGTCTACGAGAATCATAATAAACTTTCAATAGTTTCAATGTTTTAATTATATCAGACTTCTTTAAATTTGGCAATCATATCATCCACAAAATTGTTGGATGTTGTTGTTTTTCTGGCAACTAATCCATACCAATCTTGTGGAATCAAACCAGATACGTAAATCCTAGGATCCGACAAAATGGCATCAAACTTATCATGGTCATATGTACCTTCTTCTTCATCACATTTAAACAACACAACTGTATATTCTGGTCCTAATTGACTGCCACCAATTTGGTCACCAGGATCTTTGTACTTACAAGCTTCAATTCTTAAAGTATCTTCTTCATCTGTTGGCAACCAAAACAAAACATCATAGTCTGTTATTTCTTTAAATGCTTCTAACATTGTAATCCTTTAATATGCGACTTTCTCACTCTCACCATAATCCAATTATTGTAAAAGTTGTCACTCTCCAAAACACCATTAACAAACTGTTCTTTGGCCTCTAGATAACCACATTCCCCTTTAGACTTGCATAAGTGGATGATTTCTCGTTTAAACTGGTCTTCTCCATGCATTATAACATCTTTTTTCAGGATGTCATTAGACCCATAGTAAGTTTGCCAGTCCGAGGAAACTTTGAAACGTTTCTTCTTACCTTTGACCTGTCTTGTTTTGGATGAATAAAAGAATTTTTTACCAATGTATTGTTTACCATCTACCATGTTGGTAATCCGGTAAACAAATCCATAATTCTCGCCAATTAAATCTTCTGTAAAATCTTTATCTTTATATAACCAGTTCAGTCGTCCCATTTTTCATCATCATTGAGTTCATCGTCCTCTATATATTGTTCTTCGGACAACGTATCAATTTGTTCACCGCAAAATGGGCAAAATTCAGGTAATTGTTCAGATACTAATTCTTCCATATAAATTACATCATAACTGGATTCACAGTTACTACACTCCGCTGTTATTGTTTTTGTTGACATTGTGTTCCCTTTAATTGGCAGCCCAAACATCTCCCCAATCTCCTGACAATGCACCCTTAGCATAATCAGTAGCACGATTCTCAAAGAAATTGGTGTGAGTTGGTGCGTTAATCATTTCTTCTACCCAAGGTAGAGGATTTTTCTTCACTTTAAAAATACCTTTAAGGCCAAGAGATATAAGGCGCCTATCAGCAATATAACGAATATACTTTTTAACATCTTCACTAGAAAGACCGTCCATAGCGCCCATAGAAAAGGCGAGGTCAATAAACTTGTCCTCAAGTTCAACCATCTTTTCGGCAATGGTGTAGATTCTTGATTTGAGTTCGTCATTCCAGATATCTTTGTTTTCTTCTATGTATGTGCGGAATAATTTAATCATATTCTCAGCGTGCATCGTTTCATCAACAATAGACCAAGTAACGATTTGTCCCATACCTTTCATCTTACCGGTACGTGGAAAATTCAACAACATAATGAAGCTGCTGAACAACTGCATCCCTTCAGTAAAGGCACTGAACACGGCGATGTGAGTTGCAGTTGAAGCAGCATCTCCATTTTTACTGGAAAGATCCAACACATAATCGTGTTTGTCTTTCATTTCTTGATAATCTAAGAATTGATTGTAGGTTGCTTCTGGTAGACCAAGTGTTTCAATCAAATGGGAATAAGCCGCAAC